CAATGATTGAGAAAGCCATGGACAAGCACGTCAAGACCTCCTCGATTATTAGTGCGGTTATTGGCTTCACATTGCTTGCCTTATTTGTGGAAGGCTTGCTGCGCTTGCTCGGTATTATTCCATCGTTCATGGGTATCAACATCAGCGTAATGTCATGAAAAATGCTTACCAAGAACGTCTTAGGCAAGGACTTGAGGAGGATGTAGGTGCCTACATTGATGAGGAGCACGGCGCGATCACCCTCGTCGATGATCTTATAGTTATCCTCGACGATTGGCATGACTACTATCAAGGAAAAGCGGACGATATTAAACAAGCTCTGCTCCGGCTAGGTGAGAATCGGTACGATTAGTTTGATGAGTTTGGCCTAGAGTTTGGCGGAAACTTCTGATAACTCCGTACTCAGAGAAGACGGTGTATTAGTTAATGCGATTACAGGTCTAGGGACCAAAAGAGACAAGAGTGCTTACTACAGCCTGCAGGGTCAAGCCATCATGGCTGAGACTGAGCTGGAGTCTCTTTATTTCGACCCGCTGTGTCGTCGGGTTGTTGATGTTTTTGCTGAAGCGGCACTATCAAAGCGGCCGACGATCAAGTTTGCTGAGGAGCTAGAGGGGCACGACGAAATTATTCGGAGTTTCGAGAAGTATCTCGAAGACATCGAAGCATTCTTCTTTTTCGAGGAAGCCCTCAAGTTGCAGCGCATTTACGGAGGTGCAGCGCTTTTCATGGTGTGTGACGACGGCATGGAGCCGTCTGAGCCAATGGACCCTAAGCGCATCCGAGGCATTGCTGACTTGGTGCCGCTATCGAAGCGGGAAATCAAGCCCCACGACTACAACTACCTGAACTACAGAAACCCGGAGCTTTATCGGATCAGCACCAGTAAGGCGTTGTCTGAGAGCAACGACCTGCAATATCTGCTGGTTCATAGCAGCCGAATCCTGAGGTTTGACGGTCTTTATCTCCCGTGGAAGCAGCGGCTAAATAACGACGGTTGGGGGCTGTCTTACCTACAGCCATTCTTCGACCCGTGGAAGCGTTACCGGGGTGCCACCGATGGCCTCTCGACAATGCTCAGCGAGATGGATTTATTCGTCCACAAAATTCCTGGGCTCGCACAAAAGGTGGCAAGTGGCCGCGAGTCCGCACTGAAGCAGCGTCTGGAAGCCAACAGCCTGTCCCGTTCGGTTTACGGGGGTATGGCGTTGGATACCGAGGAAGAGGTGACGTTCGCAGCTCGAAGTCTCGGAGGGGCACAGGATCTATTTGATCGACTCCTCGACGACCTAGTAGCGGCGGCCGACATGCCGAAGCCCTTGCTGTTCGGCACCAGTCCGGCAGGTGGTTTGTCTGAGAGTGGAAAGTACGAGGACAAGGTGTGGGCCAGCACAATCGAGCGGTATCAGACCCACAGCCTTAAGCGGGTGCTGACCCAGTTCTTCACGCTCCTGATGACCATGCCAAATGGTCCGACGAGCGGTCAGACTCCAGCGGAGTGGACGGTTTTCTTCCCTCCGTACTTCGCCACCTCTGACGCCGACAGAGCGAACCTCCGCCAGCAGGTTGCACTGAGCGATCAGATCTATCTCAACGCGAAGGTGCTCACTCCTATGGAGATCAGGGCCTCTCGTTTTGGGGGAACTGAGTACAACATCGACACGGTGCTGCACGAGGAAGAGGAGGATCGTCTGCTGGCGCAGCGGGAGCTAGAGCACGAGGCGGCCCTTCAGGGATTCGAGGGACAGCGTCAGGCCCTGGAGAACAACGCGGAGGCCGCCCGCGTCGAGAGGGGAGAAGAGGAGGAAGAAGAAGAGCGGATTGTCGAGGACGTCGCAGAGTTCCTCCACATGAACGGCCTGACGATGCAGGCAGGCGAAAGCAACGGGATTTACCGCGTTGCCGAGGTGGTGCATCCCGACATGCAGCGCAATGACGACGAGCCCGTAGTGCTCATAGGTGGTCGTCCCCACGACAAGAAGCTCTACAGGGGATACCTGAAGCGGGAGGACGAGACGATCGAACCCGGCCCACTGCTAATGGGCTTCTACTCCTCACGGTCTGCAGGACGTGCATTGCGGCACTACTGCGACGGTAAAGAGGTGAGTGGCCTGAAACAGCTCCAGGACATCGACATTGAGCATCTGAAAGGCACCTTCGATATTTACGACTCGATTGAGTACGCAGGCCATACGTTCCCTGGATACAACAAACCGATCCGAACCAAAGGGCATCCAAGCAAGAGTCACGCGGTTTTGGCGAAGGAAGGGGACACGGTCAAGCTGATCCGTTTTGGGCAGCAGGGGGTCAGTGGTTCCCCAAAGCGTGAGGGCGAGTCGGAGGCTGCGCGTAAGCGACGTAAGTCCTTCAAGGCTCGCCATGCCAAAAACATCAAAAAGGGTCGTATGTCGGCGGCCTATTGGAGTTCGGTGACGAAGTGGTGATGGACAAACACATGAAAAAGCTTCTGGATTGCTACCAAGAGGCTGACCAATGTGGAACGAGAGAAAGGGCTCAAAAGTTAATTAAGAAAGCCGCAAAGGCGCATAGAAAAACTCACAAAAAGGTAAATGAATGATGGGAATCGTACTTGCTATTTTTATTGGTTTCGTGCCGGTTGACCACAACCCTTACCACTGGCACATGAGCTGTGAGGCATGGTTACAGCGTTCAAATCAGATCATGCTCGACCCAAACTTATCCGCAAACGCGAAAAACAGGCTGATTGCTTACTTACGAACGAAGGTACACGAACCATGTCAAATGAACCCCGTGCTCGCGAAGACCACATCGAGGTTTCTATTAACTGCAACATAAGAACACTGCGCTTGCTTTTAGGTTGTGTGCAGGATGCTTATCGTCGCTGGCCGGGTGGTGATGCAGCGGAACAGGTCGAGCTGGACCGTATGCGTTCCAGCCTATTTGTAATCCTTTATGACGCAATGCTTGAAAACGACTTGGTGTAACTGTGGAAGAACTGATTGACGAGATGAACGAACTCCTGAGGGATCAGGAGACCGAAATTATTGCCGCGATTGTCGCGTTATTAGAGACCGAGTTCAATCGTCTTCTTCCGCGTATTTATTCTCAGTTACAAAGCGGTCCACTTCTTCTTGGAGGGATAGATACGACAGTGACTGAGTTGATTCCGCCTTTGGCCCAGGACGCAACGGATCAATTCCTAGTTCAGTTTGAGCGTCTTCTGCAGCAGTCAACAACAGCTGGTTTAGACCTAGCTGCAGAGTTATCGAAGCCTGTAATATCCTCTCCACTCGCAGTATCCATACCAGCAGGGATAGTTGAGTCAGCAGCACGAAGAGCCCGAGGATACCTAGAGCAATATGGAAAATCATTTTCGGAAACCGTTTCAGTGTTAATGACTTCAGGCTTTACTGCAGGAGTTGCAGCGAGTGAGTTGGCGGACGAATTCCGCAAGCGCCTTGAAGTAGTCAAAAGTCGAACTGTTGTTTTAGTTCGTACAGAGTCTTTGAAATCGTTTAATGATGCTGCACGGAGTTATTACTCACAGAATGGTGTTCAGCTTGTCGTGTACTACGCAACACCGGATGAGAGGACATGTCCTTTTTGTGCGGCGCAGGCGGGACGTGTATTCAAGCTAGGTGCAATTTATGTTCCTCGACACCCCCAATGTCGCTGTGTACTTGCACCATACGCTAACAATCAATATGAGACTTCAGGACCATACGATCGCAATCGCAGAGCACATAGGGCCGAAGTTCTTCGTTACGCTAAGTCTAAGGGCGTTCAATTAAAAGAAGGCCCTGCGTACTTCGAGCACCTTGGCCCTATACCTACTAGGAAAGATGGACAAAGTAAAGAGTGACGCCCTTAGATCTACATATAAGAGTAAGGCAGAAGCTGAGAAGGCCGGAATGGCCATGGGGCTCGAAGGAACGCACACCCACACCAATGAAGCTGGGGAAACTGTTTACATGCCAGGCAAGAATCACGAGGAATTCATGAAAGCTCAGGAAGACAAGAAAGACGGCAAGAAGGTAAAAACCAAGTATCAAGCTGCCCGCGACGAGATGTATAAGAAGCGTCTCAAGGACATGGGCTCCTACAGGAAGTACGCCGACGGCAAAAAGAAAGCCGACTTCCACGGCAAGAACAAGAAAAAGAAGTCCCCCTATGCAGATGGTGTGGCTTCTGATGCAGGCACGGTTGGACGTGAGCTGGACGGCGTACTGTGAGTAAATTCCGCGACAAGGCTTTGCATGCCAGGGCTGTTGCGGCGGCTAAGCGCAAATTCAAGGTGTGGCCAAGTGCCTACGCCTCAGGGTTTGTGGTGCAGGCGTATAAGCGCATGTATAAGAAAAAGCACGGCTCACTGTCGGGAGCTTTCCGTGGCGACGACCTAGGGAAGTGGTTTAACGAAAAGTGGGTGCGGATCACCAGTTCTGGGAGCATTGCCGGACCCTGTGGGGGCCGTTCCACTAAAGAGGGAAAGCCCAAGTGTCTACCGCGAGCCAAGGCGCAGTCATTGTCTACTGCTGAGCGCAAACGGCTAGTTGCTCGCAAGCGAAAGGCGGATCCGAACCCTGATCGTCGGGGCAAAGCGATCCTGACCAGCAGTAAGACGAACGACGCCACTCGACTAGCTGGGATGCTGAAAGGTGGTAGTCCTAAGAATCAGAAAGTGCGTGACCGGTTAGCCAAAATCATGGACGGCTACCGAAAGCGAAACAGCTACTGATTTTCTCTGGTACACAGGAGTAACCGGAGTTAATTAATTGCCCTCTGCGACTTCAGGTCTTACTGGAGCATTAGGAGAAATGACGTTCGAGCGTCATTTCACTGCCGAGGGACGTTTCATGGCAATCCCACGGTTTGACCTGCATAAGACGGACTTTGTTCTGGAGTGGAACGACACTTTGGTCAAGGTCCAGGTCAAGACCATGTCACAGCAAAATGATACGAACACCTACAGCGTGGCCATTAATACAACCCGCAAAGGACTAAAGCACCAGCCCTATAAGCGGGGTGAGATTGATTATTTCGGTATAGTCAATCTGGATTACGACCATATTTATATGGTGCCATTGCAGGCAACTGGCGCAAGATACGCCCTGACCTGGACTCCACCTGACTTACGCAAATATAAAAAGAGGTCCGCGTTTGATTGGAATCAGTACCGCATAAAATAAGTATAGAAAGGGTTGTTAGATCCTAATACTTAATTTTCGTTAGTATCGAAGTATGGGTCAAGTTTCTCGGTACGATTACGGCCAAGTAACTAAGTCCGAAATAACGGACGAAGGTTACTTAAAAGTCTGGTGTAAGGCTGCCCGTGTGGGCACACAGCTTTATACCCGAGGTGATGGAGCGCAAGTGCGTGAATATCGCCCTGAAGACGAAGTATCCAACCCAGAATCCCTAGCTTCCTTCGGAATGAAGGCAGTCACTCTCAATCATCCGAGAGTGTTGCTGGACACCGAGACAACGAAGCTGCATCAGGTCGGACATGCGGGATCGCAAGTTCGTTTCTCCGATGGTTTTGTAGAAGTCGCTCTTTTGATCACAGATCAGAAGGCCATTGATGCAATTAAGCGAGGAGATGCTCAGGAAGTAAGCGCGGGTTACCGCGTCGATTACGACCCAACTCCTGGTGTAACCCCTGAAGGCGTGTCTTATGACGGCGTCCAAAGGAACATTCGAGTCAATCATATTGCCGTTGTTCCCAAAGGACGTGCAGGCAGAGATGTGCGTTTACTCCTCGACTCTTGTGATCGTAATGATGCGGTTGCTGAAGTCGAACCCCCGTCGAATTCGCCCGCTATCTCAATGGCAACTAGAATTACTCTCGACGGTTTGGATATTGAACTTCCCGCAGATGCTGCGAGTGCGGTCCAATCCTTCGTGAAGGATGCCGGGCGTGCTAAGGCGGAGCTCCAGCAGAAGCTGGATGCTCAGGGAGAAGTTATCCAAACTGCAATAACCGAAAAGACCGAAATCCAGGACCGCGCTGATGCGGCTGCTGGACGGATTGAAGAACTTGAGAAGCAACTGGCTGAGGCCGTTGCTGCTTCTGAACAACGCGACGACGCTGCTGAAATCAATGCAGGCGTCAATAAGCGAATCGAAGCTCTGAACAAGTTTGCGCCCATTCTTCCTGAGGACTACAAGTTCGACGGCGAGGATGAAGCGCAGATTATGGCGCTTGCTTATCAGAACGTCTTCGAGAAGGAAGCCCGCGAAGATGCCTCTGCAGACTATCTGCTGGGTGTGCTCGACGGTGTGCTTGCCGCGATGGAAGACATCGAAGAGGACCAAGAGGAGATCAAATCTGATTCCGAATTCACCCCTGAAGAGGACGGCTCAAACGTGGCTGAAGTCCGTGCAGCTATTGCACAGGTCAACGCCGCTGAGAAGTTCGACTCCCAGGCTTCCTACCGCGATCAACTGCTGAACGGTTGGAAAAAAGATCTCTCTGCTCACGCTTGATAGGAGAAATTATCAATGGCTGTTACCTACTCTGAAACCCTAGTGACCAGTCCAGCTGGCGCTCAGGGTGCATATCCCCAAACTCTGGTCAAAGGGCATGAAGGCATGCTCGGCGACTTGCAGGCCTACGTCTCCCGGTCCTACCGGAACGAGACCGGCGCTGTAATCCCCTTCGGCCACGCTCTGCTTTACAACGGTTCCGGCACCGAGGACGCATCCGCCAAGCTGCTTGCTGGCGCTTCTGCTACCGGCATTGTCGGCATTGCTTTGGACAGCAACACCTTCGAGGTGAACGCTGACTCCAAAACTTCTGATGGCCGCGTTGGCTATCCCGCAAAAGAGACCGTGAACGTGCTCAGCAAGGGCGTGCTCTATGTGTACTCCGCACACGTCATTGCTGTTGGCGATGCTGTGCGTATTTACCATACCGACTCTGCTTCTGCTTCTTCCACCGGTGGCTATAAAGGCCGTTTCGGTAAAACGGCTGAAGCTGGCAAAACTTTCGAGGCCACTGCTGGCGCTCGCTGGTTGAGCTCTTGTGCAGCTGGTGGTATCGCTCTCCTTGAGATCGACATCCCCGGACTGACTGTTTCCGCTGATACTTGATAGGAGGAACTAACACATGTCTGACATCCGTAATGACGAGGTCGGCCTGTATCTAGCTCGCGAGCTAGAAACAATTTTAAGCCGATCATTTGAGGTCGAATATGCAGATATTCGCTACTCAAATATCCTCCCAGTGAGCTCCGAAGTGGGCGAGGGGAGTGATAGCTTCACATACCGAATCTTTGATGCACAGGGCAAAATGTCCGTCATCCAAGATAAGGGTTCGGACCTGCCCCGTGCAGACGTCCTGCGTAAGGAAGTGACCCACCCGGTTCGTAGCCTTGGTTCGTCCTTTGCTTACACAATTCAAGAGACAAGAGCTGCTGCTACTGTCCCTGGAATGAACCTAGAACAGCGTCGTGCCAACGCAGTTCGCCGGGCTTATGAAGAGGCTGTGCAGGACATCGCTTATTTTGGCGATACCGCATCTGGCATGGACGGGTTCTTTAATAACTCGAACGTAGATAAGATTGTTCCTAACAAATGGTTCGATGGTGCTAGTACCACCACCGACGAAATGTTGGAGATCCTGAACGAAGCCGCAACTCGTATTGTTGGTGGTTCAAATCAAAAAGAAGCTCCA